ATGCTCTCTGGAGGACTAGACCTCGCGTACCGCGACCTCATCGCCTACGGCGCCAACGTCTCGACCCGCATCGAGGTGTGGCGCCAGGGCGTGCGGATCGACACGTACGGCGACGAAGGGCTGCCCAAGTACGGCGGCGCCGTCCAAGCCACCCTGATGTCCCAGGTGGCCAGGCAGCTCTCCCTCTCCACCGATGGCACCCTCTTTCCCGACGATGAGGACGACCTGCTCGCGCCGTGGGGCAACGAGCTGCGCGTCTTCCATCTCGTGCGTGCGGGCGCGGGCGTGCCCTACGAATTCCCCACCTTCCGCGGCCGGATCAACGACGTCCAGCTCAACGATGAGGGCGACCTCATGATCGACTGCCTCGACCGGGGCGCGGACGTCAACGACTCGCAATTCTCCGTGCCCGAGAACGCGATCGCTGGCGCCACGGTCACGTCGGAGTTCCGCCGGCTCGTATCGCAGGGCGTGCTCGACGCAGAGTTCGGCACCTTCGACTTCATCACCGAAATCACGCCCGTGCTCACCTGGGAGTGGGACCGGGGGTCCGCCTGTGACGACCTAGCCGCCGCGGGCAACGCCTTCTGGTACGCCCTCGCCAACGGCGACTACGTGATGCGGTACGTCCCGTGGACGATAAACCAGACGCCGCTACTCACCATGACCCAGGGCGAAGGCGGCTACCTCACCACGGCGGTTCCGTCGCTCAGCCGCGAAAACGTCTACAACATCGTCACCGTCGTCGGTGAGCGCGCCGACGGCGGCGACCCGGTCTGGGCCGTCCTCGCCGACAACGACCCCGCCAGCAAGACCTATGTGGACGGTGGATTCGGCCGCAAGGGGAAGCTGATCAACCTCCAGACCGTCATCACTAGCGGCCAGGCACAGATCCTCGCCCGCGCCGCGCTCCGGCAGGCGAAGTCGCTGTCCCGGTCCTGGAGCCTCACGCTTCCCATTGATCCCTCGATCGAACTGGGAGACTGCTTCTCGATCGTCGCGCGAGGGCTGGGACCTGATGTCCAAGTGGTCCACCAGTTCACCCTTCCCCTGCTCGGCGCGGAGGAGATGACGATGCAGACGCGAGCCCTACAGCCCGTCGACGTTCAGGTGGAGGAGGTATGAGCGCAGCCGGAGATCTCAAGTCGAATCAGCCGCCCGACACGGGCGTGCGAATGGGGCAGGTCGCGCTCGCAAGCGACGGCTCCGTCACCGTCACCGTCAACGGCGTGGTGGTCAACTGCGGGTTCATCAACCCCAACGCCTACGCCGACGGCGCCCCAGTGCTTCTCCTGCGCTACAAGAAGTCGTGGGTGGCCATGGGCACGGTGACCGATGCCGCGGCACCCACGTACATCGCGGAGGCGGCTGAGCTGACCGACTCGGCCTCCATCACCACCACCGAGACAGTCATCGCCACCGTGACCGGCGCTCTGAAGACGGGGCGGCTCTACCATGTGTGGATCACCACCCACGTGGGCTCGGACTCCGCCGCGAACGGTGCCTCCATCCGCATCCGCGAAGATGCACTCGCCGGGACGGTGCTCAACCAGACCGACGGTGAGCTGACCGTCAACGTGGGCGGCGTTGGCACGCCCTGGACGTTCCTGGGGCGCTACACCGCGGTCGCCGACGGCAGCAAGACGTTCGTGGGCACACTCCAGCGCGTTGCGGGCGCCGGCAACCTGCGCCGCGAGGCGTCAGCCAACCGTCCTACGATCATGTGGATCGAATATGTCTCGGGGTGACGCATGGCTGATGTGACCAACCCATGGGAGATTCCGTACCCCGAGGGCACGGACATCCTTTGCGATGGCTACCTCTACATCCAGGGGATCGCCGAGCGCGTGGACGAGATCCTCGACGAGTTTGACGTGACGCTGGCCAACGCGATCGTGCGCCCGCTCGCGCGCATCTCGACAACCACCTCGCAGACGGTGCAGCTCAACGGAAGCATCTCGTTCTCCACGGTGGACTTCGACACGGCGAACCTGGCTTCGCAGTACATCTTCGGCACCCTCACGGCGCCGGATCAGTCGATCTGTGTCTTCGGTCTGCACGGTGTCTGGGAGGCGACCCCAGCCTCGGCTGGTGCCCAGTACCAGAACCAGGTCCTGCTGCCCGACCGCTTCCAGGAGGCGTACTACACACAGGCTGACCGTTCGTCGGCTGCCCGCGGCGGCCACACCGAGATGGACCAGAACACCGCGGCCGGACTGGACGTCCAGTCCGCGGCCGTGTTCTACAGCGGCCAGGCGGTGGCGCCTGTGGTTTCGAGCGCCATCTTCTGGATTCTCAAGATCGGAGACGTCGTCTAATGGAGCAGACGACCAGCCAGCACCTTCCGTACCCGACGGAGAACGACCCGGCCAACGCGGCGCTCCAGCTTCAAGTGCTCGCGGAGGCCATCGACGCCAAGCTGGTGGCGCAGTTCGCTTTGGCCCGTCAGGCATTCAACGTCCCCGCCATCATGGTGAATTTGAGCGCCAACCAGACCGGCATCAGCAACGGCACCACCACCGACATCCTCTTCGATCAGATCCTCTTCGAGTACCCGAGCGGAGCGTGGTCGCTGACGCCCCAGTTCCCGTTCTTCCCGGAGACGGGCTATTACCGGATCGGCCTCTTCGTCAACAGCGTCCCGTCGGGCGGTGTCACGGCCAACTCCGCGTGCACCATCACCCTGCGGTACCCGTACGTGCAGCAGATCCCGTACACCCTCTACACGATTGAGTCCTATCAGGACCGTTGCTACCAGTCCAACACCTCGGGCGAGTACCAGCTCATCGAGGCAATGGTGCGATGCGACGTCGTCAACACCACGCCCGCGTACCCGAGCGCGCAGGACTACTCGGGCATCACGGCCACCATCAACCACGCCAACGTGGCCAGCACGGTCAACGTCCTTGCCGGGTCGAAGATGTGGGCGTGGAAGACTAGCGAACTGGAGGACTGATGGGCGGCACGACCTCGCTGGGCATCCGGTACCCGTACCAGAGTGAAGTCGTTGACTCGGTCGACTACGCCAACCTAGCGACCGACGTCAACGCGCTCCTGATCGACCTGGACACCATCGCCACACTGGCCAACACCCGGCCCAGTGTGCACATTCAGAGCGGCTCGCGGACCGGCTTCACCACGGGCCTCAATCAGGTGCTCCAGAACTTCACCCTGGTCTGGGATACCGGCAACTTCTGGGACCCAGCCCAGACGGATCGAATCATCCTGCGCGATCCGGGGCTCTACTACGTGTTCATCGGCGGTTCGTTCCGCACACTGGCCAGCACCACCACCTCGTTCCGCATCGCCATCCTCGCCAACGCGGGAACCGAATGGCAGTCGCGGAAGATCGACACATTGGCCAGCTCGGGCAACGGAAACGACTCCGCGGTGTCTGGCATGGTGATCGCCAGCGTCGCCGACACCACCATTCAATTCCGTTGCCAGTGGACCGGAACGGGCGGCCCGGTCAGCGTCACAAGCGGCAACATCAAGGCGTACCTCATTCGGGAGTTGGCTGATCTGTGAGAGTTCTGGTCATCCCGTCGGACAATTCTGGCTGCGGGATGTACCGGCTGGCCTGGCCAGCCCAGTACCTCGCGGCGCAGGGTCACGACATCGGGATCTGCTATTTCGGGCAGCGCGGAATCCTGGAGATCCATTCGCGCGACGGCGTTCATGTCGACGGGATCTCCATGCCGCCGGGCGTGGACGTGGTTGTCGTCCAGCGGGTGTCCAACCGGCTGTTCGTCGAGGCGATCAAGGCGCTGCGGAGCATGGGCATCGCGGTGGTCATGGACATGGACGACGACCTCGGGCGCATCCACAAGAGCCACGTGGCGTACAAGCTCTACAACCCGAAGGTCCGGTTCGGCGACCCGCCCCCGCTGCACCACCACGAGCACGTCCAGGCCGCCGCGGACGCGGCCACGATGGTCACCTCGACCACCCCGGCGCTCCAGGCCCAGTACGCCCGGCACGGCCGCGGCGCCATCCTCGACAACTATGTCTGCGGAAGCGATCTTGACATCCCGCACGACGACAGCGACACCATCGGCTGGGCCGGCGACACCAAGACCCGCGCCGACGACTGGCAGGTGGTGGGTGACGCCCTCCGGAAGATGATCAACGAGGGCAACACCTTCTTTGTGGTCGGCGCGGAGGGCAACCTCGGGGAGCAGTTGAAGCTCCCCTTCGAGCCCAGCTACACCGGATACGTCCACGTCACCAAGTTCACGACCGCAATGTCCCGGTTCGGCATCGGGATGGCGCCCCTGTTCCCTTCGCGCTTCAACGAAGCCAAGTCCAGGCTCAAGCCGATCCAGATGGCCGCCGTCGGCATGCCTTGGGTGGGCTCCCCGTCGTACGCCTACCGGCGCTTCCACGAGGAGTCCGGCACGGGTATATTGGCGTCCAATCCGCAGGAGTGGTACCAGGCCCTGAAGCGCCTGGTCAACGAGCCCAACCTGCGCATGGAGATGGGAGCACAGGGGCGTGAGTACATGAAGACACAGACGATCGAAGCCAACGCGTGGCGTTGGTGGGAGGCGTGGACCGAGGCGCTGAAGCTGGAGCGCGGATGAGACTGCAACCTGATCCCGAAGACGTGCTAGCCGTCCTGCTGAGGAACGACACCGACTCCGGCGCCGCCGATATCCGCGGCTACCTCAAGGCCCTGCTCGCCACGCTCTACCGCGAAGATTCGGACTTCAGCGGGAAGCGCCCGTTCGGCAACTCGGGCTGGAAGTATGACCTCTACATCGCGCTCGGGCTCGCCGGGATGATCAACATTACGTTCGATGAGGACGACTACATCGACACACTGGAGTCCGCGGAGATGGACTACGCCGACGAACTGATCTACGCAGCGATCGATGCCCTATGAGACTGGCGGTCATCACCACGAAGGGCACCCGCCAGAGTCTCGTAGCCTGCTACACCGCCATCGCCACCCAGACCGATGAGGTATTCATTGTCCACAATGGCATGAACAGCGATGGCGTCCTTCAGATGCGCGAAGCCGGCGCCATCGTCATGCCCTACCTCTTCGACTGGAATCACTTCAACCTGTCGAAGGCGTGGAATCAGGGCATTCGCGCTGCGGGCGCGGTCGCCCGCGGGCGCGGTCACAAGGAGTGGTTCACCGCGGTCCTGAACGATGACGCCATCGTGCCCGACGGCTGGATGGATGCGGTGGTGCGCGACATGGAGATGCAGGGCGCCCACGCCGGTTCCTCTGGCTGCCACCACCCCGGCGGCTCGTTCCGCCAGTCCACGCCCATCATGCACACCGACACCATGCGCGGCTGGGCCTTCGTGCTGCGCGGCTCCTCGGGCATCACGGCCGATCCGCAGTTCGTCTGGTGGTACGGCGACAACGACATCGCGTGCCAGGCGGCCAAGGCGGGCGGCCTGTCTCGGGTGCAAGGCTGGCCGGTCCCCAACCTGGCTGAGAACGAGTCCATGATCCAGTCAGAATGGCTGCTGGAGCAAGCCACCGAGGACCGGTCGCGCTTCGAGGAGAAGTGGGGGTTCCTGCCGTGGTGATGGACAAGCACGAGTTTCTACGGCTGATGCACAACCTCATCCGACCCGAGATCTACCTCGAAATCGGCGTCCAATATGGTCAGTCCCTTCGGCTCGCGAAGTTCTCGCGCGTCGCCATCGGAATCGACCCAAACCCTCAGGTAACCGAGGCCCCCAGCAACATGCGTCTCTATGAGATGCACTCGTCTGAGTTCTACGACCGGGAACTGTGGACCGAGAACGAGCCAGCGGGCCTCGCGTTCATCGACGGATCGCACCTGTTCGAAGACGCCGTCGACGACTTCGATCTGGTTCTCAATTCGACCGACCGCGACTCGGTGGCTGTATTTGATGACGTACTTCCCCGGAACGAGGTGGAGGCTAGCCGCACTCCCAACCTGAACGTGTGGGCGGGAGACGTCTGGCGTCTGCACCCATACCTCACCGCGCGCCACCCACGCACCACGTTCGTCCTGGTTGATGTTGAGCCGACAGGCGTGATGGTCGCGTACGACCTCAACTGGTCCCATGATCGTCACATCTACGAGTATGCCAACGATCCTGTGCCCGAATCCGTCCTGACGCGCAAGCACGCCGTGAGCGGAATGACCGCGCTCACCATGGTTTCCGAGTGGATCGACGCGAAGTGGTGAAGCCCTCGGTCACAGTTGTCATCCCCGTCCACCCCATGCGCATACGCAACGGCCTACTGCGCCGTGCCACCGACTCGGTTTGGGCGCAGACGTGCCTGCCGGACGCGCTTGTTGTGGTCGTGGACTGCGAAGGTCAGGGGGCGGCGCGGACCAGGCAACGCGGGCTCGACCAGGTGACCACCGAGTACGTCACGTTCTTCGACAGTGACGACAAAATGAAGCCCCAGCACCTTCAGCGCCTCCTCCAGGTCATCGAAGACGCTGGCGCCTCGTACGTCTACTCCTGGTTCGAACCCGTCGGATTCGGCCGCGATCCGCTCGGGCACTTCGGCAAGCCCTTCGACCCCCACAACCCTCACCATACGACCACCGTCGTCATGTGCGAGACGGCCGTGGCCAAGGAGGTCGGCTTCACGGCGCCCGAGCCGGGCGCGAAGACGGGCAACGAAGACTGGCTGTTCACCGTCGGCTACTGCCGGCTCGCGGTCGAGCGCGGGCTCAAGATGGTCCACCTGCCCGAGCGGACCTGGGAGTACCACCTCCACACGGCCAACACGTCGGGCATGCCCAACCGCGGAGATGCGCTCAGCGTGCCGCGTTAACTCACAAATCGGGCGTAGCCTGTGAATCATGGCGCTACCCGTCCATGACGTGACTATGCCGATCTCGCTGTCGGGGCAGTCCAATGGCAAGCTCGCCGCTGACCGCCTGGTCGACACCGCCGGGCAGGCCGGCGGCCCCATCGTGCGCCTGTGCCGGCCCGCTTACCGGGCCTGGAGGGCCATGTGCGCCGCGGCGAAGTCCGCCGGGCACATCTTCAAGGCCGTGTCCTACTACGACTCGTACCGCCCGTACAGCGTGCAGGAAACCATCTTCAAGCAGCGCTACCGGCGCGTGGGCTACGAGACGGCGATCTGGTGGGACGGCTCCTACTGGGTGCACCACACGGGCGCTGTCGCGGCCATCCCTGGCACGTCAAACCATGGCTGGGCGCTGGCCGTCGACATCGGCGAGGAGAAGGACGGCGACTCGGGCACCGAATCCATCGATCAGGGCTCGGTCGACTGGCTGGTGCGCAACGCATGGCGTTACGGCTTCTCGGCTGAGGTGCAGTCCGAGCCCTGGCACTGGCGCTACTACGCAGGAGACGACGTACCGCAAGCGGTGCTCGATTACGAAGGAGGAGAAGTGGCCGGATACGGCTTCGCAACACAGGAGCAGGCGAACGACGTATGGCGTCGCACAGGCAGCATGCAGCGGATCTTGACAGACGACGTGGTTCCGCGGCTGGAAGCGATCAAGCAGCAGTTGGTGCTCCAGCTCGCGATCCTGGAGGAAATCAGGACAACCGTGGAGGCCATCGAGCCTGGAGAGGGCGGATCGTTCCCGGCCTTCCCGTGGACGGTGACGTTCGAAGGCAATGGGACCGTTACGTCCTAAAACGGCGCGTCTGGGCGACGACGCGAAGTTCGGCAAATTTCGCACTAGGACGTGAAATGTCTGCACTTTCTGCCAAGATCGAAGACATGAAGAACCTATCGTGGCCCATGGCGCTGGTGCTCAGCCTCGTGGTGGTCGTGATCGGCACTTTGGCCTTTGTGGGCAAGGATGTGCGGACCGTCTCGGACGCGATTCTCTTCATCCTGGTGGCTCTCGGGTACGCCGAACTGCGCGAGATCAAGTCCAACACCAACGGCAACAACACCAAGATGCTCGAAGAGCTGGCAGAGTACCGCCGGCAGGCCGCCCGGCTCACCGACAAGGCCCTGGAGTCCGCGCCCCTCGTGCCTCCGGAGTCGAAGTGACCACGACCAGGACCTATTCCTGGACGCTCAAGCCCCCCGCGGAGCAGCTCGACGACTTCAGCCGGCGCGCTCGCAAGGTGCTCGCGTGGGCGTGCGAGGGCGACACCCGCATCTCGTGCCAGGGCGTGACCGGCGAGGCGTTCGGCGTCGTCGAGATCTCGTTTGCCGTCACGGGCAGGGACCTGTGGGCGACCGGGCAGATCTCGCAGGACCTCATCAACACGGTCACGATGCGCCTGAAGAACCCCGCCGACATCGACTTCACCCGCGAGCGCCCGCCTGTGCACGGCAACCGCGGCTACGGCTACGGGCGCTCCAAGCGGATCAACGGGACGTACGGCGCCGGGGAGCGGGCGTTTGATCCGACCCGGCTACTGGTCCCCGACGACGCCGCTCGTGATGCTCCGCCTCCGCCAGAGACTGAGCCTCCGACATCGGCGTAGACACCCGCCCGCACGAGCAGCCCCAATACCAAAGCCCGCCCTCGCCGTTGACGACGGGGCGGGCTACGGTCATGTGTCCCCAGTTTGGTTTCCGGTACGCCACTCACCAGTAGTACCACTTGGCGCAGCTACGTGCTTGGTGACCGAGGAGCACCTCCTCGACGTCTCCGTTGGCGCGGTAGTCCTTCAGCGCGCGGCGGGCGTATGCACGCTCGCGTGTGCGCTCGGGGTTGTGCCAGACGCGCTCGATGTACCAACGGGGTGGCGGGGTAGGGCAGCAGAAACGGTGACCAGTTGGGTAATCGGGCTCCCACATGCACTGATCGCTCTTGCGGCGCCAGTGCTGGTTGTCCCAGGCTCGATAGGTTTTGAGATCGGGCTCAGCCGGCAGATTGCAGGGCCGGTCCTGGCGAATCAGCCAGGTTTTGAGGTATCCGAAGTCTCGGCAGTAGTGGACCTGCTCCCACTTGGTGGCGATAACCCACCACGGTTTGTCTTTGGTCGTTCTCGACATGGCACCCTTTCGGGCGCGGACCATCCGCGCTTACCTGTGCGTCATGTCGATCACCTCCCTCAGTAGTAGGCGCGGCGGTACATCGCCCGCTGCTTCTCCATCTCGGCGGCACGCTTGGCCAGGAGCGCTTCGTTCTTCTTGCGATCCAGGATCTCCAGCACCTCCTGCTTGTGCTCGTACGAGAGCAGCTCGGGGGCCGTCTTATACAGCTCCAGGATGGCTGTCTCGTGCGCGAGCTTCTTCTCGCGCTCAAGCCGGCGGTTGCGGGCCACCTTCGGCTCCCGGAACAGGGTGCTGGACAGCGCCCGCCGGATCGCCTTGTAGGCCAGGAGCCCAAGCAGGTAAAGCACCACGCCGGGCCACACGAGTCCCCAGAGGCCGCAGAATTGCCAGCTCGGCTCGTCTTCCGTCTTCGCGGCCTTGACGTAGGCGATCCGCGTCATCACGAGCAGCCCGATCAGGTACAGAGCGATCAGCAAGGTCACCATGGGAACATCCAGTTGAATACGTCGCGGGTGTGCTTGGCGTCGTCGAGCGCGTGGTGACGCGCCCCGACCTGTACCGGCCGCGCTCCGCGGCCAGTGTCCTTGGCCATCTTCGTGAAGATCTCGACCGATGGCTGGAGTACCTGCTGAATGTCGTAGATCAGCATGGGCAACGGCGGGCGGTGATCGTTGAAGGTGCCGAAAAGCTGGCTCAGGACAACGTAATCGAAGCCCGAGTACGAGCCCCAGATCTCCGGCTCGCCCTCCTGCACGAGGAACTGGTAGACCTCCTCGCGGAGCCCGTCCTCGCCCTCGACGCGCTTCACGAAGGCGATGTCTTCGTGCTCGTGGTCCCAGTCCGCCACACCGATCGCGCCGACCTCGCTGGCGGGGATCAGAGGCAGGGTGGGCCAGATGTTCTGACGCATCCAGCCGTCCCGGACCATCGGTCCGAGCGGGGCGTCCACGTTGATGCCGTAGTACTCGCGACCATCCTCAGCCACAATGCCAATCGAGATGAGATCGATCGGGTGGCCTGCGCCGCGGTTCAGGAATTCGGTGTCCAACCAGTACTTCATTTCCGTCTCCCCCTTCGGAGTACTGCGATCCAGATGGCGGTCATGACACCTACGGCGGTAAACACCACCGCCAACTGGAGCAGCTTGTCGTTGACGCCCATCAGTCTTTCTCGCTCAGGATTCCCATGACCGCGAAGCCGGCGCAGATGAGCAGAATGATCAACCAGAGCCACATCATCGCTTCGCCTTCGCGCAGTCGGGACAGAGGTCGAGCATCTCGGTTTCGAGATGAACGAAGCCGTCGGATTTGGCGGCCTTGCGAGCCTCGACAACCGAGTGGGCCTTGATGAGCTGACCGTGCTCGTTTACGGGGACCGCGCCGCAGTCGTCACACTCGACCCAAACCCCACGGCGGGAGGTCATCGCTGGCCTGTGTGAACCTGTGTGCCCTGCGGAGCGATCACGATGGTGCACTGCCCGGCCGCGGCGCACGCCTTGGCCTTCTCCAGCTCCAGCTTCGCGATCTCAAGCTGAAGCCACACCTCGTTGGAGTAGAGCGACTGCTGCGCCTGCGCCGCACGCACCCGGCCCTCAGCTTCCGCGACCTGCGCGGCGGCGTTCTCCAGGGCCTTCTGCTTGTTGTTGCGCGCCTCCTGGATGCCGGCGTCGGTGTAGTCGATGTCCTTCACGAGGATCTGCACAGGCGGGCAGTCCGGCGA